AAAAGTCCGGACAAAGTCCGGAAAAGTCCGGACAAAGTCCGGAAAAGTCCGGACAAAGTCCGGAAAAGTCCGGACAAAGTCCGGAAAAGTCCGGACAAAAGGCCCGGCGGGACCTGTTCCAGGCCATCCGCAGACCCATCGGAGACCCGCACGGCAACTTGGCGCGCGCCATGCCGGCCGAAAGTCCGGAAATGACCGGTCAAATCCGGCCGGAGGGGGAAAACGCGCCTACGCCGGAAGTTAAAGAAACCCCCCAGACCCCCCAGAAACCTATCCTTGCCGATAGTAAAGATTCCAGTACTAGTTTATTTCCTTATTGCGCCAACGCGGAATTCGCCGAAAACGCTGAAATTTCAGACAAAAAAGCAAAAAAAGAAAAAAAAGGCGCGGCGAAAATTTCCGAAAATTTGCTCGCGGAAGTGCTCGAAATCTGGAAAACCAACTGCGCGGACAAGGGCCTGCCCGCGGTCCGCAGCGTGGAGGGCCAGCGCCTGGCGCACCTGGCGGCGAGGCTGGCGGACCCGGCGTGGCTGGCGGACTTCGAGGAGGCCTGCCGCTACGTGGGGTCGCACCCCGGCGCGGCGTGGATGCGCGGCAGGAACGAGCGGGGCTGGCGGGCGGACTTCGACCACCTGCTCCGGCCCGGCAGGGCCTCCAAGATCGTCGAGAACGCTAGGTCGGCCGACCGGCAGGGGGGCGGCTACCGCCCCAACGTGCCGAGGGCGTCGCCCGAGCGGATGCGCGAGACCGACGAGGCCTTCATCCGCCAGCTTGAGGCGCGCGGGCGCAGGGTCCTGATGCCCGCCGCCTCCAACCCGGGGGCCTGAAATGCGACTTTCCGAAAAGCTCAGGGCCGAGAGCCGCCGCTCCGGCTTCGAAGACTCCGCGGACCGACGACGGCGCGAGCGCGGGGAGGCGCTCAGGGCCGCAAAAACCGCCGCAAAAGAGCGCAGGGCCGCAAAAACCGCCGCCAAGGGGCGGCCGCTGGACATCGAGGAGGAAAAGTGCCGGACCTGACCATCGCCTGGAAAAAGCGCAACCTGGAGATCTGCGGCCTCGCGGCCCGCGAGATCCGCGCACTGGACCACCCGCCGCTGTGCGGCCTGCCGAGGGACCCGGGGGGCTTCGGGCTATACGGCCCCACCGGCTCCGGCAAGACCTGGGCCCTGGCCCAGGTGGCGGCGACACTGGTCCCGTCGTGCGCGATGCTGCGCTTCGTCGGCCGCTGCCCCGAAAGCCAGGACGCGGCGGCGGACCGCAGCCTGCTCTGGCTCAACTGGGGCGAGCAGGCCAACGTAATCCGCCGCGCGCCGCTGGATGTGTCAGATCTGGTCCGGGATGCCAAGCAGGCGCGCGCGCTGTTCCTGGACGACATCGGCGCCGAGACGTGCAAGCAGGCGGACGACTTCGCCTTCGGGATACTCAAGGAAATCGTGGATTTCCGCTACAGGCACGAGATGCCGACGTGGTGGTCGTCCAACCTTGGCCCCGCCGCCCTCGCGGCCCACTACGGCGGCCCCTTCGCCTCGCGGCTGGTCGCGGCGTGGCCCGACTACGCCTTCAACGGCCCCGACCGCCGCCTGGCCGCCCACGCCTGATGCCCGCCCCGACCGCCTACAAACTCGGCGCCATCACGATGTTCCCGCGCGCGGGGAACTGGTACTGCCGCTACCGCGTCGAGTGCCGCCGCTACTCCAAAAGCACCGGGAGGCCGCTCAAAGACAAGGCGGGGGCGGAAAACAAGGCGCTGAAGCTGTACGGCGGCACCCTGTTCGAGGTCTGCGGGCTCTACCCCTGCCCGACGCTGGCCGAAGCCTTCGGCCTCTGGGAGCGGGCCCACCTGCTGCGGAACACGCCCGGCTACGTCGAAAACGTCTCCCGGATCGGCCGCCTGCACCTCGGATCGCTCAAAGACACCCGCCTGAACGCCCTGACGACGGCCGCCGTCGAGACCGAGCTGGGCCGCTTCCTGGAGGACCACAGCAAGCCCTACGCGAACACGTGGCTCAAAACCCTGCGCCTGGTCTGCAAGTGGGCCGTCCGCCGGGGGATGGACCGCCAGGTCCCGTTCGACGTGCCCGAAATCAGGGTCAAACGCTACCCCAAGCCCCTGATCCCCGTGGAAAAGGCCCGGAAATGGATGGAGGAGGTCGAATTCCTGGCGGCGGCCGAGCCTGCCATAGCCATGATCCTCCGCCTGCAGATCGGCTTGGGCCTGAGGAGCGGCGAGGCGCGGCTGGCCAGATGGGAGTGGCTGGACTTCGAGCACGGCCTCTACACACCCGGCGGGACGAAGGGGGGGAAGGCGTGGCCCCGGCCCGTGCCGTCGTGGATCCTCGACCTGCTGCGGCCCCTCGCCAAGGCCGCGGGCTACATGACCGCCGGGCGATCAGGGGCGCCAATCACGCCGGAGCGCATCAGGCGCGTCTTCGACAAGGCCACCCGCGCGGTCGGCCTGCCGAAGACCTGCCCCCACCGCCTCCGCGCGACCTACGCGACCTGGCTGGCCGAGGAGGGCGTGCCCATCCACGACATCCAGAGAGTGCTGGAGCACAAGGACATCGACACCACCATCGGCTACCTGGGCCACGACCTCGGCCGCGTGGCCGCCGCCCAGGCCCGGATCGCCAAAAGGACCAGCCTGGGCAGATAGGGCGCCAGAAATTTGCGTCCCAAAAACGTCCCACTTTCGCCGTAAGTCGTTTGTTTGCAGCTTTGTGAAAATATCTGTAGTATTATGTCGCCCCCAAAAAGCCTTGATTTTCCGTGGAACGGTCTAAAATTTAGACATGGCCAGAAAAAACGACATCGCCCGCGAGATGGAGACAGTGGTGGCCGCCGCCTTCGCGGCGCCAGGCCAGACGGTGGACCACGCCGCCCGCCTGGCCGCCAAAGCCATCTGCGAACACCTCATCGGCTCGCGTGTTTACATTCCCAAATACACGGGCCGCGAAGCCCGCAACCAGCGCGTCCTGGAGGCCGCCAAAACGACCCCCGTCAGCAAAATAGCCGCCGCAGAGGGCCTTTCCGTCCGCGCGGTCCGCTACATCATCGGCAAACAGCGGGAAAAGGAGCAGAAATGATAAAAGCCGGCATGTCCCCCGGCCTCAACGCCCTGAAAAGGCTCATCGACACCGCAAACAAGTGCTTGGGCGAGGCAGAAGCCCGTGCCATTAACGACATAGCCAAGGAAGTCGCCGCCGCCTGGACGGACGACCTGGAGTGCGCATTTGACCGCCCCACCAAGACGACCCTGAACAGCGTCAAACTGTGGCCCGCCAAGCTCTCGCAGGAGAGGCAAGGGCACAGGGTAGAAGCTACCGTTTTTATACGCGACAAAGCCCCAAGAGGCACCTCACCCGCCGAATACCTCCAATCCCAAGCCAAAGGCGGCCCCAGAGCCTCCAAACCCTTCGAGTTACAGCTATTGATGGAGGAGCGCCGCCTGCCCTCTGGGGGCTTCCTGCACCCCGCCAAGAGCGCACCAAGGGACAAACACGGCAACGTCCCAAAGCGGGAATTGACCAAAGCCTTAAAAAGCATACGAGACCACGAAAGAACCAAGAGCGGCAGCCCCAGCGTCCAGTATGTTATAGCCGCCCCCAGCGGGAAGCGCCTCGGCATCTGGAAGCGAGACAACAAAAAACGAACAATAACGCCGTTCTTTATATTCAAAACGGGACAGCAGGATGTCAAACAGCGCCTCGCCCTGAAAGATACAGCAGTAAAAGTGCTTGGGGACAAAGCCCAGAAATACCTTATATTTCAAATCGAAAAGGCACTCAAAGGGGGTAAAAAATGACCGAAGTAGGTTCTTTCCGGGGACCGTCCCCGCGGTGTATCGCCGGCGCGGGATTTGGCTATGTGACCCCCAAAATGTGGCTTCCCTCACTTCCTGCGCTATGAGCGAGACGGAAATCAGATTCAGCGCAGGCGAGATGTCGCGGCTCTTCCGGGTGTCCGAGCGGGCGATCACGCAGTGGGCGGCGGAGGGGATGCCGTTTGCGCGGGTCAAGGGCAGGGTCAACGAATACCCGTACTGGGACTGCCTGATGTGGTGGATAGCGAACAAATACACTGGCGCGACGGCCGCCTCGGACCGGCCGCCGCCGAAGGCCGAGACGGAGGCGCGGCTCCTGCAGACCAAGGCGAGGCGCGAGGAGATACGCCTGCACCAGGACCTGAAGGCGCTGGCGCCGGTGGCCGAACTGGAGGCGATGTGGGTCCAGGTCGCCACCATCGCCAAGGACCGCGTGCTGAACATCCCCGCGGCCGTCAAGCTCGTGCGGTCGGAGCTGACGGGCGAGGACGTGGCCGCGATCAAGAAAGCCTGTCACGAGGCGCTGGAGGCCATAGCCGAATGTCCCACCCCGCAATAGAGCGCATCGGCGGCGCGTTCCTGCGCGCGTGGAGGCCGCCCGAAAACCTCACGGCCAGCGAGTGGGCCGACAAACACTTCTACCTGTCGCCCGAGAGCGCGGCCAATCCGGGCAAGTGGACGACGCTGCCCTACCAGAGGGAGATACTGGACGCGATCACGGACCCCGGCATCGTCGAGGTCTGGGTCAAGAAGTCGGCGAGGATGGGCTTCACGAAGATGCTGGACATCGCCATCGGCTACCACCTGCACCAGGACCCGTGCCCCATCGTCTTCGTCCAGCCCACCGTGGAGGACGCGCAGGGCACCAGCAAGGAGGAGATAGACCCCATGCTCCGCGACGTGCCCGTGCTGGCCGCGCTGGCCAGCCGCGCCTCGCGGACGGGCGCGAAGACCAAGGACAACACCATCCTCGACAAGTCCTTTTCGGGCCCCAACGGCCGCGCGAAGCTGAGCCTGATAGGCGCCAACTCGCCGCGCGGCTTCCGGCGCGTGTCCAGGAGGCTCGTGCTGTTCGACGAAGTCGACGCCTATCCGCTGTCCGCCGGCGTGGAGGGCGACCAGATCGCGCTGGGCAAGAAGCGCAGCGAATTCTTCCTCAACCGAAAGATCATGGGGGGCAGCACCCCCACGCTGAAGGACATCAGCAGGATAGACAACGAACTCGCCGACACCGACCAGCGGCGGCGCTTCGTCCCGTGCCCACACTGCGGGACCATGCAGTACCTGAAGTGGGGCGGCCCCGACTGCGACTACGGGATAAAGTGGGAGAAAGGGAAGCCCGAAACCGCCGCCTACATGTGCGAAGAGTGCCACTGCCTGATAGACCACGGCCAACTGCGATGGATGGACGAGCGCGGCGAGTGGCGCCCGACCGCCGAGGGCAACCCCAAGAAGCGCGGCTATCTGATATGGGCCGCCTACAGCTACAGCCCCAACGCCACCTGGGCCAACCTCGCCGCAGAGTGGCTGGAGGCCTGCGGAAGCCCGGAGAAAGAAACGACTTTCATCAACACCGTGCTGGGCGAATCCAAGGACCACGAAGGCGTGCAGACCGAGCCGAAGGACATCGCCAAGCGGCTCTGCGCCGGATGGAAGCCCTACGAAGTGCCGCCGGAAGCCGCCCTGCTGGTCCAGACCGCCGACGTCCAGGGCAACCGCCTGGAATGCCAGACCGTAGCCTTCGGCGCCGGCGAGCGCGCCTGGCTGATAGACCACGAAGTGATCTCAGGCGACCCCGGCGACCCCGACACCTGGGCCGCCTTCGACGAGTGGCGCCGCGCCGCGCGCGTCCGCCAGGACACCGGCGCCACCATGCCCGTCGAGATATGCCTGATAGACAGCAACTACGCAACGGATGCCGTCGTCCAGTACGTCCGCCCACGCTACGCACAGCGCGTCTATGCCTGCCGTGGCGAAGAGAAGCTGGCCTACCGCGCCCTCGTCCGCAAAGGCGCCACGCGCAAAGAGCGCACCCTCCAGTACCAGATCGCCACCTGGGAGCTCAAGCAGGAGTTCCAGCGGCGCCTCGTAATAGCCGACGACCGCCCCCGGCGCGTCTATCTGCCCGAATGGATAGGCGACGGCTACATCGCCCAGCTCACCGCCGAGCGCCTCATCAAGCAGCGCAACAGAAAGACCGGCCGCGAGAAGCTGACATGGGTCAAGACGCAGGACAGCAACGAGGCCCTCGACCTCTGGGTGTACGCAATCGGCGCCGTCAAAGTGCTGCAGACCTTCCACAGCGTCACCAAATACGCCGACCTCGACAGGCTCCGCCGCCGCCGCTACCAGCCCAAGGAGCAGGCCGAAGCCAAGGACGCGCCCGCCCCCGCGCCGCCGCCAAAGCAAAAGAGATCGCGCAAGCCCCAACTACCGGCACACAGGAGATGAAAAAAGCCCGAATTGCACGGAGTGCATAGGCTGCGCCGAGAGTGCAGCGAGCCGCCGCCACAAAACCAACACCGCCGCCGACCGACACCAAGGCGGAGAGCGGAACGGAAAGCGCAGCCGAACCCCCAAGAAACCGCCACCCTCAAAAGGAGCCGCCACCAATGACAGAGTACGCCCCCCGGCCCGCCGTCAAGATACTCATCGGCAACAAGGACAAGACCGCCGACTTCACCCCCTACATGCAGAGCCTGGTGTTCGAGGACCACCGCGCCGGCGAGAGCGACCGCCTCACGATCACACTGGAGGACGCGCCCCCCACGCCCGGCGACACAGGCCCCGGCCTCTGGCTCACCCCCGACTGGTACCCGGTCAAGGGCGCGCAGGTCGAGGCGTGGATGGGCTACGAGGGCGCCCTCCTGCACTGCGGCCTGTTCGAGATAGACGAAATATCAATAAGCGACGGCGCCGGCGGAACCACCGTGTCAATAACCGCCCTCGCCACGCCCAGGAGCAAGCCCATCAGGACGGCCAACTCGGCGGCCTACGAACGGAAGACCCTCAAAGAGATAGCGCAGGGGATAGCCGCCGACCACGGCCTGAAGCTGATGGGCGAGCCGCCCGAAGTCAGCTTCAATTATGTGGCCCAGGTGGACGAGAGCGACCTCGCCTTCCTGGAGCGCCTGGCCGAAAAATCAGGCGCCGTGTTCAACGTCAAGGGCGACAAGCTGGTGTTCCACAACGTCGAAGAGATCGCCAAGCAGCCGCCGATATGGAAGATAAAGCGCCAGGACGTTTCAAGCGCCAGCTTCTCCGACAAAGTCACAACCGCCGCCGTTTCGTATTCCTACTACGACGGCGACAAACAGGAACTGGTCGAATCCGAGGAGGCGGGCGAAAAGGGCGCCTCCGCCGACAAGACCGTGGTCATAGTGCCGGTCGAGAACAAGGCCCAGCAGCAGGCATTTGCAAAGGCCAAGTCCAGGGCCGCCAAGTCCAAGGAGCGGACCGCCGGTCTGAGCATGGAGGGCAACACCGCCCTCGTCGCCGGCGCCCTTGTGGAAATTGTTGGCTACGGAGTCCTCGACGGCCTCTGGGCCATAGACACGGCAACCCACACCGTAGATGTCGGCGGTGGCTACGCCACGGCGCTGGAACTGAAAAATGCCTTAGCATGGCGAGGGAGACAAAAATGAAGCGCCTCGCCCTCGCCCCCGCCCTCGCCGCGCTGTGCGCCTGCCGCGCCCCC